CGTTGCGTGCTTTTGATGCCTTGGTGCGCGGCCAAGCCGAAGCCACCCCTGCACCAGTAGTGCAGCAGATCACCGATGAAATGCTAGCGGCTGGAGCGCACGCTTGGATGACAGCCGACATCGTAGACCCGGCCCGGGTATTTAACGCCATGAACGCAGCCTCCCCCGCCGCCCTCAAGCCAGCAGAAGCCGTGCAGGCGGGCGAGACAAGCACCACTCAAGAGCTCGAGCGCCTGCGCGCACTGATCAACAGCCCACACACCGAAGACTTCATGTCGGCCGTGAACCTTGAAGCCGCTCACCAGCAAGAACGCTGGGGCGCCGAGCACGATGAAGGAAAGGAGCCCGCCGACTGGTTTTGGCTGCTCTGCTACTTGTCCGGCAAAGCTCTGGCGGCCCTCATCAAGGGCGACAAGGAAAAGGGCCTGCATCACATCATCAGCAGCGGCGCCATGCTGTTGAACTGGCACCGCAACGTGACCGGCGAAATGACGGGCATGCGGCCCGGTATCGCCACCCCTCCAGAGCAGACAGGAGGCGGCAAATGATCTGCGCCACATGCTTCGGAACAGTGGAATGGTGCGGCCCACTATCCGCCTTCACGCACACCCAGTGCAAAGATTGTGGCGCCATCAACAACCAGATGGTTGATGAGGCTGCACCTGACGATGAAGACGAACCCGAGGAAGCCCAATCATGAACACTACAAACGAGCTGAACCGAGAAGGAAAGCCCGGCCGCATCATGCAATCCGCTTTCGCGCTGTGCCCCAGCGACCTTCCGCACACTGAGCGCATGGGCTGGATTGCAGCCTACTTCACAGAGCACTACGCCCTTCCAGAGGCTGCGCCAGCCGAGAGGGTGGAGGCGGTGGCCGTCGTGAATAGCGAAGGCGACACCCTAAAACTGAGTCGGCGTTTGCCCATCGGCACCAACCTCTACATCATCACCCCCTCTGCCAATACCGCGCAGCCCAGCGCGCCGGCGGCGCTTGAGGACGCCCTTCGGGTGCTGGCCGACATCAGGAAGGATGTGCGGTCCACGAAGTTCGGCGGCCTCCAATGCGACGAGCTGGAGCGCCAGATACGCGCCGTCGCCGCTAGCGCACCGATGGCGGTGGAGGCGACAGAACAGCATCGGCCATTCCGGTGCATCAAGCCACAATGCCCCGTTGACTGCTCTGGTTGCAATCACGCCGTCAGCGGTCATGACGAGGCCCGAGTTCTGATCGCTGACATGCTGGATGCCTTCGCGATTGACGGCATGGGAGGCGTCTATGAGGATGGAGAGTCAGCAATTTGTGACCGTGCCCGCGCCTATCTCTGGCGGGCAAATGCGGAATTTCAGGCTCCTGGAGTGGTAGTCAAATTGCCGCATGGTGAACTGGATGTTCGGTCTGCCATTGATCAGGCCCGCAAGATGAAGAGCTATGTTGATGCCTTCAACGGTCAATCATGGTCGCCAGCTTTCGACTCTGTAGACCGTCAGAACTTGGCTACAGCGCTGGACAACCTGCAAGAAACTGCTGCGATGCTGGCAAATGTTTCTGAACGTCTCGCCTCCCACGCTGCGCCTGCTGTAGCCGCTGGTTCGATTGATCCATGGAAATGCTATCGCTGCGATGGCGAGAATCATGACTGCGTAAGCAAGGCCCAGGGCTGCGACATGATGCCGTCCACCCACCCATCCCCTGCCGCACCAGTACAGGAGCAGGCAAAGGCGCTGACGGAAGAGCAGATCATCGAACTGACGCGCGCGGACTGCGAGTCGTTCCGGTGGCCGTCAACCGCCATCACCATCGCCCGCGCAATTGAGGAGGCCCACGGCATCACCCAGCCCAAGCCTGGCGCTGGCGGGAAGGATGCGGGATGACCACCGCAGCCTTCAACCGCACCGCGGGGCCCATCGCCCGGGCCCTCAATGCCATCAAGTCGATGCACTGCGCTCCGCCCACCTACAAGCCGCTGGAAAACGTCAGCAGCACCACCCCGTGCCCTCTGTGCAAGGGGACCATCAACTACACCGTCCGCGCCAGCGATGGCGGCAGCACGGGCCGCTGCAGCACCGCCAGGTGCTTGTCCTGGAGCGAATGATGTCGAGCACCACCGAACTGACCCGCCAGGAGCTGTGCGTCGCGCTGCGCATCAGTGAGTCGACCGTCCGGCGTCTGGAAGCCGATGGGCTACCATTTACCCCGGTAGGGCCCAGGGCGCATCGTTACGACCTGGCTGAGTGCAAACGCTGGCTGAAAGCAAACCAATGTCACAGTGGACAGACAAAAACGGGCGTCGGCACGTCGGACTTATGGTCGGCGGCAAAAGAATTCACCGAATCCTCCCGGAGGGCACAACTGCGGGTGGTGCCAAGCTGATCGAAGCCCAGCTGCGGTCCGCGCTGGGCCGCAAGGAAGTGAACATCCCGGGCGACCCGCCCATGGCCGCCGCCCTGGCCGTCTACGCCGACCACGCCAAGACGCTGCGCAGTAAGGACACCAGCATCCACCACGCCCAGCGCGTGGCGGCCTGGGCCGAAAAATACACCTGCAGCCAGGCCCGCGAGTGCGCCGCTCACATCATCCGCGACATGACGGCGCTGGTCGAAGACGAGAAAACCGGCGACCTCAAGCCCGCCTACGCGCCCGCCACCGTCAATCGCAGCCTGGCAGCCCTCAAAAAGGGCCTGTCGCTGCTCTGGGAAGCCAACCGGACGCCGGAAAACTACGGCCTGCGCATCAAGGGCGTGCCGGTCAATAACAAACGTGAAGTTTTTTTACAGCCGGCCCAGGTGCGCCTGCTGACCGACGAATGCGGCAACGAGGAGGTCAAGGCGGTGATCTGGACGGCGCTGCTCACCGGGGCCCGCCGCGGCGAAATCTTCAAGATCGACAAGCCGCGCATCGGCCGCAACGAAATCGACATCCCTGCCAGCCATACGAAAACGCAGCGCAGCCGCCTGGTTCCCATCGTGCCGGCGCTTCGGCCGTGGCTCAAGCACTTCCCGCTGACCATCACCGTCGAAGGCTTCAAGTCAGCCTTTGAGCGCGCGCGGATCAAGGCGGGCATGCCGCACGTGAACTTCCACGACTTGCGCCACAGCTGCGCCAGCATCCTGGTGGGCCTTGGCGTGGACCTCTACACGGTGTCCAAGATCCTGGGCCACAGCAACACCCAGACCACCCAGCGCTATGCCCACCTGCAGATCGGGCAGCAGCGCGACGCCTTGAAAAAGCTCAGCGACGCCGTGCGCCGCTCCGCGTAAAGTTGCACCAGGAATTACACAGGGCATAAAAAAAGGACCGAGCCGTTAAGCTAAGTCCTTGATTTCATTGGTGGGCGGTGCAAGTTTCGAACTTGCGACCCCTGCAGTGTGAATGCACGTGACGGCCAAACTTCAAGCCGGCCTCCTATGAAAATCAATGAGTTGGACGGCCATGGACCCCACTGAACGCCTGCAAATTACACCAGAATTGCACCGCCTGTTCCACGTGAAGCCGGTCCTAGCCCTTCGCCCTTTCGAACTCCTCCCGCGCCACCTCCGCGGCTGGCCGCTGCCCGGCTGCCGGGTAAAGATCGTAGGCCCAGTCCAGCAGCGCGTGCTCGTCGCCTTCCCCTCCTGATAGCTCCAGGTAGGTGCTGGCAAAGGCCTGCGCCCACAGGGCGCTGGGCGGCTGGTCCGTCATGTCGGCTCTTTCGGTTCGGCCGTGGCCAGCAGGCGCTCGGCTGGATATTGGACCAGGAACTGGTCGGAGGCCTCGGCCGGCGCGTCCAGCCAGGCAGAGTAGGCGTCTTCATTGAGGATCACCACCATGCGCTTGTCCTGCTTGTCGGCCGGGCGCTTGGGGTCCGGCCGGTGCAGTTCCCTGAAGATGGGGTGCGTGTCGGCGTTGATGGTCAGCATGGTGAAACTGTTCACCCACTCCCCTGCTGGCGACCTCCAGGGCTGCCACAGGCCGGCTACGCCCAGCGGCGCGCCGTCAGCCCGGGTAATTCTGGTCGGGATGTGCTTACCGGTGCGCCAGTCGGGCTCGTAAACCGCCTCGGCGGGGATGATGCAGTGGCGGGCCTTGGCCCAGGCGTTCTTGAAGCTGGCCAGTTCCTTGACCGTCTCCGACCGGGCGTTATAAGTGCGCAGGCCGTACTTCAGGTCCTTGGCAAAGCCCGGCAGCAGGCCGAAATGTGCCGGCACAACCTCAACGTCGGGCACCGCCTCGTCGCCGGAATCACGCTCGGCCGGCCGGCGGATGATGGGCGCCACCTGGGTGGGATAGATGTGGACCCCGCCTGGCGGCGGCATCCAGTCCGGTGGCAGGCGAAAGCCCATGCGCTCGAGCTTCTTACGGGATTTTTCCGTCTGGTAATGGCTGCACATCGGAGCATAGTACCGCAGGCGGCGGCGACCGCGTTTGCCCAACGTGCTTGGGCCCTGCGCCGGGTTCGTACGGCTGGAATTTGTCCCAGACGGCATAGCGGACCCTGTATTCCACCGTCTCCATGATCGGCCTGTAGCCTGGGTGGTACTGGGCGGCATGCTCAATGGTCATGCGCCAACTGGTGCGCCCTGGCTTGCGCGGCCGGCCTGTCTTCGGGCTGGGCGGGCGGTCGTATTCGAAGAAGTAGTAAGGGGTTTGGTCCATTACAGCCTGACGGCCAAATATCCGTACATGGAAATGGGCTGCGTACCGATTGTGTAGGCACCACGATCTTCCTCGAAGCGGTAAGCGATGCGGTAATTCTCGGAAAGGATGGCCTCAGCTTCCCTGCGGTCGGCGAAGGTGGCCGGGTAGCGCACCTCCTCATCCTGGACGCCTGGCGGCAGGCTGCACGGACCATTGTTGCTCAGCAGGGACTTCTGCACAATGGTCCTGGCGTTCAGCGGCAGATCAGCCAGCGCCGTGCGCGTGAGAAACAGATGCTTCGCCCCGACCGCGCAAATGCTGCGCAGCGTGCCCAGGGCGTCAGGGACGCATTGAATCGTGCCGCTGGACATCAGGAGGTCAATCGGGGTGTCAAATGCAGCGACAGCGGCCTGCAGGTCATCGAAGAACTGCAGCTCCCCGTTCGCCATGAAACGATTCGCCTCTTGCGATAGCGCTTTAGTTTCTACGACGTGCCAACGAAATTTGATGGTGTCGCCGAAAAGCTGCTTTGCCAGCAGGTAGTCGGTGCCGGCGGCGCCACCGAAGTCCAGGCAGTTCAGTGTGCCCCCCTGCTCTGCCGTCTTGATGCCCAGCGCCAGGCGAGTCCAGCGAGCTTCCGTGACGATAGAAAGCTTGTCGGTAACGGTGTCCCTGTAGCGCTTGGTCTTCTCGACCACAGTGGCCGCGACCTTTTGGGCGTCATACCCGGCTCCGCAATATTTCAGCGCTTCCTGATAGGAGGTGTAAGCCGGCACCGGGGGAATGGGAAATAGCTTGCGGCGCAGCTGCTGGGCAATCGGCGGGATCAGGCTTCGGACAAAATTTTTCATGCCGTATTGTGCAGTATGGCCCAAAGAAAAACACCCCCTAGCCGAAGCCAGGGGGTTGAAAAACTTCCGGCTTTCGACCGGGAGGAGACAACTGTAATTCGGTGCAGTGCTGCTACTTTGGCCAGGAGTCGAGCATCAATCGGAGGTCAGAGGCGAGCCCTGCAGCGTCTCGCGCCACTGCCTCGTTTGCTCTTGAGCACTGCTCAAATACGGTTTCGAGAGCCGTGACTCGTCCACGGAGGGAGCCGATGGAAGCGCTGGACAATTGGGCACGAGAGGCGGCGATGTCGTCGCGCAGGCCGTCATTGATAGCGCGCAGGCGCTCAACATCAGCCGCATTGGCAGTTTCACGTTTCTTGGCAGCATCTAGGGCCTCCGCTATGAGTGATTGGCGGCGCTGCTCGATGCGCCGGTTTTCCGCGTTGAAGGCGGCGAGCTGTTCGGTTTGCTCGAGCTTCTCGGCCGTCCATGCGGCGCGCACGACGGCCTTGCCGCCGCGGTAGGCCACGAAGTGCGTGAGGGCTAGGCCGGCGGCCAGGGCGATGGCGGCCCACAGGCGCCAGTTCAGCAGGGCGGTCATGATTCATCCCGGAAAAGCACCAGTTCTGCGCGGCGCCGGCGCAGCAAACCGGTGGTGACGTTGGTGCCAGGGCTGATCCACTTTTCCCACTGATCCTCCGCGCCCCCGATGTCACCATCGTTGAACTTGCGCAGCAGCGTGGAAGGATTTCCGCTTTTGAGCCGGCCAATGCCATCCTTGTATTGGCTGCCCGGGCCGACGTTCTGGAAGATCGACACGAAGGCATCGAATTGCCCCTGTGTCATTTCGTGAGTGACATACCGCAGCACCATGGCCTCAGCGTCGGCGATGTCCTGTTCGAAGTGGGCTTCCGCCTGTTCTTGCGTCCAGACGGTTTCCGGGGTCACGCCGCGCGTAGAGCCCCACCCACAAGTCCACGGCGCGCCACCGGTCTTGGGGTCCGGGTAGGCCTTGAGCCGGCATGTCTCAAAGGACTTGATTAGCGCCTTGCCGGCGTCAGAGGTTTTCATATCGACTTCACGCCAGCTTGATACCCGCGCAGGAAGAAGTGCTTTGCAAGCCCCTCCAGCTCGTTGGGCGTCCACACGCTGCAGGTCTGCGCTTTGCAGGCCTGAGCCTCCTCGTCGCTGATCTCCACACCCGGCAGTGATGCACACCCGGCAGTGATGCACAGGAGCATGAGGACTACAGCGATTGAAAGGATGGCTTTCATGAGACCTCCGGGGGTTTGGAATTGGGCATGGCGATGTGCGGCGCCGTGTCGTGGCGCCAGGCGTGGCCGCTGCAAAACAGGCCGATCAGCAGGGCCGCGGCCATGGCCAAGGAGCCCAGCTGCGGCCACTCGCCCAACCATGGTTGGGCTAGGGACGCCAGTGCACCAGCCAGGTACGCGGCGTACTCGCTGCGAACCCGCAGCAGCACCTGACCCTGCATGCTGTTCAACCTGCACAAACTGATGAAGATGATGGTGACGCACATGGCCGCGTTGGCCAGGGCGTACAGGTACAGCGCGTTCATGGTTTACCTCCGGAGCGCATCAGGTCTATGCCGGCCAGGATGACCGAAACCACCTTGCGGAAGATTTCTGGCCACCTGTCGCCGATAAAGCCGACCATCAGGGCGATGGGGGCCAGCAGGAAGCGCTCCTGCAGGTCAGGCCGGTAGCTGTGAACCAGCGCGGCCAGGCCGGCTGTGAGCAGCACTGCCAGGCCCACCACCCGGATGAAGAACCACACCGCGCTGGCGCGCGTGGTCTTGTCTCGCCGGCTCAGGGCAAAAGAGGCCCCGACCGATGCAGCAATGACGATCACCATGTACGGACCGATCAGGAATGCCGCCTCTTTTGAAAACACCATGGCCGCGATGACGGTGAATAAGTAAACAACGTCCGTGATCTGGTTTTGCTGCATGTTCAGTCCTTAGTTGTTATTGAAGTTTTATGCCTCAAAACCCGTTATGCATCGGGCCGCAATAGAGAATTTCCGGCGTGATGTACCCTGGCGTCGCAGTCATCAAAGAGAGTCGATAGGCCTGCGTACCATTCCATGGGACAAGCAACGGGTCGCCATTCGGCAACATCACCGCACAGGCAACAGCGCCAAAGGCAAAAACAAACGGCAGTTGGATGTGACGGTTGGTTGCCGGGTTGAACAGCCATGCCCGTGTGTGCTTGAAGTTGATCAGCAGTACCCACCCATTCATAAGACGCAGGCATAAACGGAAGTTGGCCTGTCCAGCAATGGGGGCGACGAAATCAGAGCCATCGGGCGGCAGCGTGTTTGTGATCGTCCCGGCCTCAACGTCGATAACGGCGCTACATGCGGCCTTGTGAGCTGCGGCGTAGACGGGGCCATGGTCCATAGTCACGCCGCCGCAATACGCCTCTCCTCCGGGGGCATTACCAATGAAACGGAACGTCTCCGTGACCGGATTGAATGCCATCCATTTGTCGTAGTTGTGGGGAATCAGCAGAATTTCGGCTGTCTTGGTGAGTACGCCACCGGCAAGCGCTGCATTACCGCCAAAATTGACGCTAGTGATATCGCGATAGGCGCCGGTGATCGTGTTGACGATCCGGATATAGCTTGCATTGTGTGGAACCAAACCAATGGATATACCATCAGGCATGAGGAAGCTGCCCAAATAGGCGCTGCCACTGGGTGCTATGCCGGGGAATGTACTGGCTGCCGAATTCGTTCCAAGATGTAGCGTTTTCCCGGTGGTCGTCATAGAAGGCACAGGGAACACATCCAGATTCTCAAACACGCGGATGCCGTTTGTTCGGCTAGGACCGTCTCCATGCTCCGCGCCATCGATTCCTATGAAGGTATCAGCATCGAAAACTCTTGATATAGACATCACCGTGTTGGCTGTCGTATGCGGGCCCAAAACGAATCGACGCCCTGGGAGAGATGCGGCGGATGAGTACTTGTTGTCCCCAGGGGGCAACCCGGCCAAAGTGATCGGCGTGCACGTCATGCTCCCAATAGACTTCAGAGTAAACTTTGAGGCGGAATATTGAAGAGCCGCCTGCTGTGCTGCCCATCCAGAGCCGCTTTGAGAATTCCACGACGGAGGTGCAGGGGTTGTTGGAGGAGGCGTGGAGTTGCCAGGATTGGCGGCGAAGTAGTCGGCTATCGCCAACGGTAAAGCCTGGTCGATATAGTCCTTCAAGATCTGGCCGATGTCAGTAATTGGCATGATTTATCCAATCACCAGAATGGTCACCTGCTTTGGATCGGTTGCGCCCGAGCCGTTTGCAGTAAAGACCTCGCATTGAGTCGTGCTCTTCAAAGTCGGCGCAGACCCAGCAGATGCCGCGGAGATCTGCACGATCAGGTGCGAAGTGCTTGAGCCGGTTACGGTGCCGGAGACCGCATAATTCGCGTTCGGCAAAGCGGTGGTGAAGTTCAGTGTGTAATCACCAGCTCCGTTTCTTGTCACGCTAGTAACGTTGCCACCAGCAGTGGGAGCATTGGTTCCGGCCACTGTGCCGTCGAAGGTACACCATGCACGAACGCCAAACAAAGGAGCACTGCCCGTCGCATTCATTCGGAACGAGTTTTCCGACTCGCCACCTGCTCCTTGAATCAAGGATGGCGCAGTGGCGTAGGTTCCAGCCGTGGCCTGGGTGTACTCAATAAAGCCGACAACCCGATACGCCACATTCGAGCGCGCCGAAGTCGAGTAGAACGTTCTTGCACTGTCAGCGGCGCCTGCGCCGCCTTCAGCCGTGGTAGAGATGACTGCGGTTTCATCCAGATTCATCCCGAGTGCCACGTTTGCGACCGCCAGTTCCATCGTGCCGCCGTTGTTTATTGCAACAACAGCCAGACGGGTTGCAACACCATTGGCAGAGCCAAGTGTCGACCCGGTGGAAATGACCACAGAGATCGCAGCAGCATTGGAGATTGGTGTTGTCGTACCACTGCCTGCCGTCGCCGAGCGGAAGTCCAGCGACGTCGGATTCAGGGTTACCGTAAGAGCGTTTGAGCCAACGCTGGCAGTGATCGGCTGGATCTTTGAAAGAGGGCTCAGAGGCAACGGGTCCAGCACGACAAAATCCGTGCCGTCATAGACAACCCAGGAAATCTGGTTTGCAGCAATGCTCCCAACCGCCGGCGCCACTTTGGCGCCAGTGCCGTCATAAACCTTCAGGCTCTTGGCTGTATGTCCATCGACTGCCAGCGTGGGACTGGCACCATTGGCAGCATTGAATGTCACCCTATGGCATTGACCTGTTTCCAATGATGCCGTCGGAGGATCGAGGGTGAGCGTGTAGTCGGTCGATGTGCCACCGGTCGTCCCCTTGTTGACGTTTTCCGCGAGAAAATTTAACAGGGATGCAAAGTCAACCTTCTGCTGCGCGTTGGTTTGCGTGCCTGAAATCACCTCCGCTGCGGTAGGGAGTACAGCTGCTGTCATCTAGTTTCCTTTCACGCCTTGAATAAAGGCATCAACAAGGCCGGTCGTAAGACTCGCGCCGTTCTTCGTATAGACAAGCGGACCAGTTGCCAGCTTGTCGGCGGTTTCTACGTGGTCAGCTCCGCCTGGCGCCGTCTGTAAGGTGAGCTGGACGTTTTTGATCGACCTGTAGGTCTTTGTGAGGGGTAGGCGTGTACCCAGAGCGCTGATGACAACGTCGTTGATGAATTCGGTTTCATCGGGAACGTCAAACTGAATGATCAGTTCGTTGATTGATCCCTGAACAGAGCCCGCCTGTGTGGTGATGCGTATCTCAATCTCGCCGGCTGGAATGGCCTCGATGCCTCCTGGCCAGGTCTGCCATTCGGTAGGCTGAGGCCAAAATAGATCGGCATCAGCACCCCAGAAGAAAGAATCGCCTAGACCCCAGAACAGTCCCTGAGTACCGAACCGATACTCAATGGTGTATGACTCGGCCACGATGTCTGTCAGCAAAGTTACCCGCGATCCGGCTTCCTCATCCGTGACCGAATAGGACAGCGTATAGACCATCTCCTCATAGGTAGAAGACGGCCAGAACGGCGCGGCGTCCTGGCCCCAGAAATTGCCGCCATCAGCTCCCCAGAAAAGATCACCTGAATCGTCAGCGACAAGATTTCCGCCTGATACTGAGCCGTTCACCTTGTCACCAGGGAATCCCGCGGCCTTATCGTCATACTCAAGAATGACGTTGGCGACAATTGGGTCGCCAAGGTTTGTTTGGATGGTCGCTGCGTTCGCGCTCTCGTTACCAGATGTGTCTATCGCCTTGACCATCACCGTAATGGAGCCCGATGGGAAAATCAAAGGAGTCCATGGCGACTCGGTAATCAGCCCCGTGTGAAGTGGTGTGCCCGTGCCCCAAGCCGTGTTTTGGCTGAAGTTGAAACGGATCTGATAGCCAGCCAGGTCATTTGCAATAACCGGGCCCCAGGTGAAAGTCTGGCCAAGCACCGTGAATGTCAGCACATCGGGCGGCGGCTCTGTTTTGCCTATGACCTGGTGAGCCGCGGCGTACGCCCAATCACTCTTCGCTGTCACGTAGGGATTTACCGCTCGCGCGCGCACGACATAAAAGAACCCGTCTTCTACCGCATTGCAATAAGCAGCGGTCTCCGACCCGCCTACTTCAGTTTGCTGCCAGTCTTCATCGCCGACCTTGCGGAACTCGACCTCGATCTTTCCGTTCTGCAACACCCCCGGTGTAGTAGCCAAAGGCCATGTAACCAGTATTCGAGAGACGATAGTTCCATCCGCTTGAATCAGCAGTTGCGCATCGCCTGAGTCACAGGTTAAAGAGGCCAAAGGCTCTACGACAAACGGATCTGGCAATCCAGTATTTGGAGTGGCGTCTGGCTGCGTTTCATCTGCCAGATCGTAGATCGATGAGGCGTCTTCCTTGGCGCTGATCTGCACCATGCGATCTGGTGCAAAAGATTTGTCTGTAACTCGATACAACTTGGCCGATTGGCCAAAGAATGCCGAATCAAAAAGAAACCTATCACCTACCTGCAGCTTCCATGCCTTGAGAGAGAATTTGCCACTTATCGTTAAAGCGTTGCGGCTGTCCTCAGTAAAGATGCGAGCAAGGTTCGTGCAACGTTGCTGACTATTGGTGTATGGGAAATCAATATTCGATGTCAGTTCTTCGCCATCGATATCAAGATAGGTCTCGTTCTGATATGGAATGAAATCAGTGGGGACGTAGCCGTTTTCGGGACTAACGAACTGGCCCTTGACCGTGTTGAATACATCACCAAGAGGCAGGCCTGGGCTTATTGCGAACTCGCCCACAATGTCAGATTGACTCAGCGTCATTACGGGCGCTGTGATCTTGCCAGCGTAGATTCTCCAAGTGCTGGCGTCTATGCCGCCAGCCATCGACTGGGCAATCTTCTCCAGAACTTCCTCGCGAGATTGATCGCTGGTGATGGACCCGTTGAATGTGTAGCGCTTGCCTGACCATGCTCCAGTGCTGACTATGTCGTCGCAATCGTTGGCCGCCGCGATGAAGCTGGCCAGCGGAATGGAAGAAGGTCGGACACCACCAAGGCGACTTGTGACATAGTCATATGCAACCAGTGCGTTGTTATCGCTCCAGGCGGTTGACAAGGTGCGAGGGTCGTAAAGCGGTTTTCCACGTACCAGCAGTTCTATCTGCGGCAGGCCTCCCTGAAACTCTTCCTGCAGCAGGTTCAGTTGAATGTAGACATAGCTATGACCGCGTAAAACTGCAGTGGCCGGCCATTTTTCAGGCACTTCTGCCATGAGATCCGGATCTGCAGGGTCGGTTGGTCCGCCAAGATGCTTCCGAATCCTGATCATTGGCGTGCCGCGCACGTACTGATAACTAACAGTGAAACGCAGAAATACCAGCTCTGGGAAAGCGGATGTATTTATGACAATCTGATTGAGGCCTTGGTCAAACGTGAAAGGTAGAGTAATTGAGTTCTGATGCCCGTCATCATCTAAATACAACCCAATCGCGCTCATGTTGTTTGGGCTTGCATTTGAGTTGGAAAGCGTTGCCGTTGATGTCGGATACGATTCGGAAGCGTGTTGCGTATCATTTCTTAGAAAAGTCCCTCCCACTGGGTAACCAGCGCCGTTGAGCGGTCCGACAGACTTGCCATTCACGTAAACTTCGTCGACCGCTGTGGTTTCGCACGCGGCGAACTGACACACAAGATGCTTCAGCTGATCAATTGATCCTGTCGTAAAGACCGCTACGGTGTTGACCCCTACCCTGTCCACGCCATAGATGAAGCGGTATGGGAACTCTGTAGCGACACCGGAAATAGTTCGGTCACGCAGGCTGGCATTGAAGCTGTCAATCTGCCGCTGGGCTGCTGCCGCTGCATCTTTCTTTTGCTTCCGCTGGGTGGCGGCACCATACAAAAGGGAGGCCGCCGTAAAGATCACGGTACCCCAGCTGATCGCCACAGTCCCAATAGTGATTGCAGTTCCACCGATAGCGGACGCTGCCAGACCAATCACCGGCACAGCCAGAGCTTGACCACAAAACAGAAGTAGGATCAGCAGGACCAGGCGCATGTTGCTTTCGTCCTGTCAGTGAATTGAAGACACGTGAGTCCGGGCCCGACGATGTGCCGGCCAGAAAACAGAAACACGCTTCTGTTGAAAATTGTCAAGTCGCCATCGACGGCAATACCCGAGGACACTGGCTTCAGGCGCCGGTCAAACTCAGCCTGCAGGCCGCCAAGCTGTTTAACGATGCGCAGGCCTTCTTTGGCTGTCGACCATGGCGGAATGGCAGCGATCCAGTTTTTGCCGGTGCGAATGTTGAGCCAGCCGATGGCAAACAAAACACAATCGTGCTGGCCCCAAACGAACGGCATATCCAGCCGGTCGCTGATGTACTCATCCAGGGTCATATGCTCTGGAAAAGCCGGGAAAGCCAGGTTTGTGGGTTGGCGATCAGGTCGGCCTGATAGTCAAACCCGGTATCGGTTGGGAACTCCAGTTTTTGCTGGGTCGAATTGACCCTCAAGGCATTGCGCCGACGTAGTCGCTTTGCCGCTGGCTCGCATCGAAGCGATATATTTCCCGCAGACTCGCCGCCATCCCCCTCAACACTCACGGCGACAACGTCCATGTCGCCCTCCCAGGCCAGAATCGGGTCATCGATCAGCGTGTGCTCAGGGGTCAGCGGGCATTGCCATATGGTCACCGGCAAGCCGCGGTACTCTTCCACCGACCCAACGCCAAAGGCCAGCCACTCTGGCTGGGCAATATTGAGCCCCAGCGTGACGGCGTTAGGCTCCACTTTTTCGGTGCTCTTTATCTCGCTGATGCTGCCCAAGGCGCCAAGTCCGCGCCACTCGAAGCCGCCCCAGGTAAAAGTCTTGTTGAAATTGCAGACTCGCTCGGTACTACTAGCGAACTGCAGTTCGACAAAAAACGCCCACGCAACGACGGGCGCCTCGAGCGCCGATTGTTGGTCAACAGTGGTCATGGCCGCGTATCCTCAAGCAAATCAAGTGACCATGGCTGCCCAATCCCTGGCGTATATTCGATGCCTGCGTTATCCTGTACCTGACGGAACAAGGCTTCTGGCCGGTCCCATCGGACCGAAGTCCCTGCCACAAAGGAGCCGATTAAGGCATGGTTCAAAGGGACGGAAATAACGCCCGAACCATTGGCCGTCGCATTGCTGGCAACACGGATAACTTGCTGAGTAAGACCAGATCCGATGCCCAAGAGGTCTCCTGTCAGAAGCGTCTTCCCGGCCTCGCCAGCTCCTGCGGACACAGAAATACTCAATGCTCCATCGACTGCATCAGCCGCAAGAACCATCGTTCCCCGCATGGTGCCGGCTGGCACAGGCTGGGCGCGGTTGTAAACAGCCACCTGATTACGAAATGCTGCAAGCGCCTCTAGAAATGTCTCCAGGACAATTGCCTGCCTGGTGTATTCCGGCACACCGGTCATGCTGCAGGACCATTGAGGCGTAGATGCCTCAATCCCCTGCGAGCCAAACGGCGACTTGCTGGCGATCTGGTTGCGGCGCAACTTCCAGCGGAAGGTACTGGTGCATAGATCGTCGGGCAATGCAATAACGGTCATAGAACGCCCGCAGTGTTTAGTTGGTCGGTGAATTGCGCAAAGCCGCCGCGTAGCTGGCGGTCAACAATCTGACGCACCTGAGCAATGTCTGCCCGGCTATCTATCTGAATGCTCGGGGCGTAGGTGAAGTTCGCACCTGTCTTTTGCACGCCAAGCGCATGATTGGGAATGACCGTCGCCGATGTGGTTGGCATTACCAGCTCTGGACCATCTTCACCGACCACACTGGCTTTCCCAACGGGCAACCGGCCGCCATCAGCAAAGAAGCCACCGAAGAAATCAGAGATGCCGCTGAATATGTCGCCTATTCCACCGCCGCTTAAGACATTGGTTCCAGAGTGCCCTGCAGTACCACCCAAACCAAAGCCGCCAAATCCACTCCCGGAACTCGCAGAATTGAAAAGCTCCAGGAACGGTTTTGTAAGGTATTCACGCACACCAAGTTTTAGGATGTCTTGGGCCAGGGACTTGAAGATGTCCGAGAGTCCCTTGCCACCAGAAATGGCCTTCTCAAATGAGCTACTAAAGCTCAAGCCTAGTTGTTTGGCAAACTCATTGACTTCTTCGGTTTTCTTCGAGGTCAAGTCCAGCCTTGCACTAACAGCCTCGAGATACTGCTGCTCCGAGATGCGACCGGCATCGTATTCATCAGTAAGCAACTTCACATCGTCGCGTTGCTTCTCAAGAATGGCTGATGGCGTCGCATCCATCAATGTCTTCAGCCTGGCCTGATAGGCTTCATTGGCTTTGCTGACGGCGTCGCCCTCTGCGATGCTGACAGCGCGCATGTCTTTTATGACCTGCTCGTGTTCTTTGGCTGCGTCGATTTGCTTGGCGGTCAAAAGGATTTGCGCCTTTTGGGCCTCCGTCACTTTTCCAAGGCGGCCGGCCTGGATATCCAACAAGACTTGATCGGCGACCTTGAGGTCTTGTGTTTTCTCAAGTTGCTTCTGCAGGCTTTCCAGGTAGCGATCAGCCTCGCTCTGTTTGGCTGCGCCGCCTTTATCCTTCTTCTGAGCACCTTCAAAATCAAGTTTTGGCTTCGCGCCAGCGAAGCCGCCTCCAAATGCATCTTCAAGACGCTTGGCCTCAGCCTCTATGGATTTGGAGAACTCCCTATCCTTGGCAGACTTGGTGAGTGCCGCGCGCGCATTGGAGAATTGGGTGGCGACTTTCCCGGCAAAATCAGCCTTGAAAAGCTTGTCTCCATCTGCTAAAGCCTCATCGTAGATAGTTTTGGCCGCACTGAAATTACCCTCAAAAATGCTGCTGCGAATTGCAGCAGCGGCTCCAATTCTCTTTCCAAGAAGGACAAACACATCCGCAGCGTTGTGCCCATAGTCGATAATTCTCGCGAGAACAATGGCCACATCCTCAGCGAAATCCAAAACTGCATGATTGTTCTTCAACGCCGTGCCAGCGTCTCCCACATCAAGCAGCGATCTAGCAGATTCTTTGAGGGCTTCCGTAAACGCGGTCACAACGGGTAGCGCCTGGACCGCGATGGATTGCGCATATTGCTTCAACTCTGCCGCAGCCCTAGCCTGCTTGTCAGCATACTCATCAGCCTGCCTGATCTGCTCGGCAGTCAACACCACTTGGCGACCGCCTTGGGATTCCAGTTCTTTCAAGAACGGGAGCAGATCGGCGCCGGCCTTGCCGAACAATGCCACGGCTACAGCAGTCTTCTGAGCACCATCCTCGAAGTTATCCAACGCTTTAGCCACGGCTTCCAGCTGGTCTTCTGGTGAAAGTTCTTTGAAGGCAGCCAAGTCAAGGCCAAGGGCCGAAATAGCGGCACCTGCGGCCTTCGACTCATCATCGACGCCGGTTAGACCCTTGGTCAGCTTCACCGAGGCTGCAGCAATAGCGCTGATCTCTGTATTGGCGGTTGCTGCAGCTACCGCAAAAGAGGCAAACCCCTCGGCGCTTCCACCGGTTTTTTCAGCGATATCCTGGAAGTCTCCAATCTGCTTAATCAGCCGATCAAAAACCACGGCTCCAGCCAAAGCCCCGGCCACAGCCGTTCCAAATGCCTTGCCCGCTAGATCGCCAGCCTCGTTGAAAACCTTTTCTATGGCCTTTGCGCGCTTCTTCGCCGCGCGCTCAGCGTTATCAAGGCCGGCCTCAAATCCCCCTATGCGGGCGATTAAGTCCATAGTAAGGGTGCCGAGATTGCGTGATGCCATACTTTTTCCTACTTCCAGTCGCGCATGGCCTCTGCCAGGCTCACTGGTTTTTCTGGGTCTCGATGGATGAGGTACTGGTTGGCACTGACAGGCTGGCCTTTGTTTCCGCCAGACCTATTCACGATGAGCGCCATCAACATCGCAACGCCCTGCTCGACCCGCATGCCGACATTCAGCGAGCCGCGGCGCCGGATGTACTCAGCCCATCCCAGCGCCTCGGCATGGCTCATCTTTCGCTTGGCTTCAGCGATAGTTCTGCCGCCGATTCCGTGGGAGACGAGCTCGTACCAGAACTCGTCGGCGGCTGTGAGTTTTTTGCTTCTTCGGCTCCGTCAGCAATGACTTCTGTCACAGCCGCATAGAGAACCTTGCACAGATCCTCTTTGAGGTCGAAAGCCTTTGCGTAGGTGAACCCTTCTTTGCATTCAGGATCAAAAAAGACCGTTGCCGAGATCATCAAGGGCCTGGTCGCGAAATCTTTTTCGCCAGCGCCAGCCGCGCGCAGCGCCCTGGCGCCCCGCTCCACATCCCCGGCACTGGGGGGCCTGATGTACACGGTAAAAGTGACAGGGCCACCCTTGGCGCCGGACCAGGTCACCTCTTTCTTCACGGGCTCCGACGGCACAAAGCCGCCGGCCTCCATCAGGTCATTGAGGTTCATGTCTTGGGCACCCACACACCTGCGCCGGAGCGCTGGACGCTGACATCACCCGTGACCAGCGCATTGAGCTGGAAATCGAATGGGAAGTCGGCGATGTAGCCTTCAAACGTGAACCAGGTCCGCGTAGCCGGCAGGATGAAATCGCCATTGCTGTCGATGCCGGTCGGCGCCGCAGTCCCGTCGGACCAGCCGATGGCCCATTTCAGGTTCTCGTTCTCGATGCCTTCGGACAGCTCGAACATGCGGACATGGCTTGCATTGGCCGGGTCGATGTTCAAGGTGATGGCAGCCTGACCGGGCGTGCGCAGGCCGCGCTTATAGCTGCGCACATTGCTGGTATCTTCCATGCAGGTGTCTTCCAGCTGGTCGGCCGGCGCGCCTCCTGGGTTGAATGCCGTGACACAGTCGATGGGCAGGATGGCCGGCCCCACTGGATCGATCAGATAGAGCTTTGAGCCCTGGGTCAAGATACTCATGACGAACTCCTTTTGGGAATAAAAAAAGCCGCTCAAAAGCGGCTCGGTGGTTATGCCCAAAAGGGCGGGGGAAAGGTCAGCGCGGCGTCAGCCATTCGCTGTCAAAGCTGAAAACGAAATTGTTGGTGTCTGGGTCTCGGCTTTCGCCGCGCCAAGAAGTGATATAGGCCTTGGTTTCGATGGCGTCACGTAATGCCATGGCTACAGCGCGCGCGCCGGCTGCTCCCTGCAATGCGCCGTTCCCGGGCTCGGCATAAACGTCAATCTGAAGGCCATAGGAATCAGTATCGGGAGTCTTGTCAATGAAGTTCTCCGGCGAACCATAGGCCTGCCGCCATACTGCGTATGGTTTTGCCACGTTCTGTGGCGCTCTTCCAAAAAGGTAGAAGCGCAGCTCACCGTTTCCCGTCTTGAGCAGAGCCTGCACTGCAGGAACATTCACGGCCGCAAATATCGGGGGAAAGCTCATTGTTTTGCCGCCTTTGCGATTGCCCGGTCAATGGCCTTTCCGTACTCCTTCACGAAAACAGTCACGACTTGGTCAATGTTGTTTTCTAGGGCCGGTCGCATGAACGGCTGCGCCGCCATCTTCTCGGTGCCGAACTCCAGAAGTCTCCAATGTGGTGTCGGGCTATTCGCGCCTTTATCGACGTTATCCTTCGGCAACTTTGCGCCACCCAGCACGCCGACACGGAAGCCCAGATCTCCGGTGGTTTTGTAGAGTTTCCCGTTCCAGCGCTCGGCGATGTTCTCCGCGATGCTCCGGCCCGTTGCCGGGTCGTTCAAGGCTTGCGCCTTCTGGCGCGCGGCGTCTCGAACCACTTGGGCCGCCTTTCTCAGGGCGAACCGGCCGCCTTTATAGCTCGTCTCATAGTTGATGGCCTTGAACTTCGCCAGCAACGCATCCAGGCCGTGAATCACGAAAGTGTCATGCATGGCCGTTGGCTCCGCTCATGGCCTCAAAGGCTGAAAACCAATCCTTCGACCGCCGGGCGTTCTGGTAGTGCTTGAACCAGGGGATTCCGGCGGTCCAGTGAAGCAGCTTTGCCCCATCATCGGGTTGGCCTTCGTCAACCAGAACATTCCACTCGGGCGGCAGATCGCCAATTTCCTCATCCATCAGGCCGTCGAACTGCAAATGCTTTATGGCGGGCTGCACGTTCAGGACCGGATAGCGCTCACGCCATACCTGGTGCCCGCAATTTACAAGCATCAAGGAAGCCCAGTTCTTCCGCTGGTAGTTGCTCTGCTCGGCCTCCATTTCGGTGCCGATGTATTTGGTTCTGTGCTGGCTCACATAGTTCGGATGCTTCACGACTTGGACAGCTTTGCCGTTGTCGAAAAGGGCATCGAGCTCGGCGATGTCTGACAGCATCAGCATGTCGCAGGCATCAGCGAATATCGCGTGGCCCTGGAATCCCATCATGAAAGGGACCAGGAAGCGCGAGACGGTGAAATTGTTTGTGCCGGCTGGCAGACCCATATCAGCCAGGGGTACGATACTCACAGGCTGGCTCGAACGACATAGCAGGCTGTGAACGAACGTATGAAACCCGGCCGCCTCGCGCGGGTCATATCCACAGAAGAGGTTGATCATTTAGGCTCCCTGCAGACGGCTATCACCGTAGTTCCCATATACCAACCTGCGTCAACTGAACCGAAATACTCGCACAACTTGGCAACCCACCATTCCATCGGCTGCTGTATCAGGTGAGCGTTTCTACCGTCGCTGAGGAATTTCCCAGCAGGTCCAGTGTGGATTGTGATGAAGGCAGCACCCGCGACCCGGCTTTTCAGGGACCAGATAACTGATTCCAGGCATTGAGGTTCGACATGCTCAAGCACGTCAATACAACAAACCAAATCGAACTTTTCATGTGGCAGCGCCCTGATGGTCTTTACTCCAGGGTCGTATTCGACGAACTTGATCCCCTGTATTGAGTCTTCCAAAGCAACCCGCAGCGCGCACTTCCCTGCTCCGTAGTCGAGAATCGACAGCGGATGGAGTTCATCCATCAACACGAGAACCATGGGCGCGAATTTCTTGGACGCAGCCCCGTACCGCTTGTTTTTGTGCAGATTGGCCTGCTCTCGCCTGTAGGCCTTCGTGATCAGCACCCCAGGACCTTTGCGTATTCGGTCATGAGCGACTTTCGCGCTCCCTTGAAATCCCAGATCGGCGACCGCAGCATGTGCGGCTTCACGTTGAATTTTGCACTTTCGAATTTGCCGCTTAGAGGCATCAGCTTCACCTTTGCACCGGAGACCTCACGGACTGAGTTTTCCTGCGGCTGGATTCCGATCACATTTACCAAGGCGTCGATGTCGGCGCCCCATTCTTTCGACTCGGGCGGCAGGCCCTGTGCGACTTCGACGGCCTGCGCCCAGATCGCGCTGACCGCTTCGGATGGCCTGAAGGCAATGACGCTGTTGACAATTGGTTTCGGCTTGGTCCTGGTCAGCAGGGTCAAATCCCAGTCGCCGAACAGGAAATCGAGCGGCCCTGCAATTAGGGTATCGGGGCTTACCAAGACGGCCTTCTCACCAGTGAAGGCGTCTGCCGCTGCTGCCTGGGTTTCCAACAACCACATCATCAGGCCGCGCCGAGCATCGCCCACGCGCAGCCACGCACCAGGCATCTTTGTTTTTTCATCGGTCACAACCACAGTGTCATAGCCAAATCGCTCGCCGCTCTTTCGGAGCAACTCGATTGCCCGTCGCCAGTCGAAACCTGCCTGATTGGCCTTTGGCCCTTGTGGAAGATCGCAGTCAGCGTAGAAGGTGATGAGTTTCAAATGAAGCCCTCGTTCTTTAAGTGCCGCCAAAGCTGACCGGCACGCATTTCTTCAAGGGTCCATTGCCAGTAGGAAATGTCTGAGAGCGCGGCAATCCTGACGTCCGGAGAGATCGGCTGAATTTGCTCGATGTCTTCCAGCCTCTCGGTGTAGTAGATGCTTCCTGGGCCGGCTTCTGCGATCACTGGTACACCATGCAGGATGGCATCGACGCCAATATTTCCCGTCTTGCAGACAACGGCCCATGCACTGCGGAGCGCCTCACCGGTGGTTGCATGCGACGACCTAGGTACGCCATCTATTGGCGGATTCTTTGGCTTCTCGCGGACAAGAATGGGCCGATCAGTCACCGCACGTACTCGGTTGAATTGCTCCCGCTCCCACTGGCCGTATTCGAATCCCTGCCGCGTCGCTTGCTTGGGCCCCATGCCGCACAGCAGAATGTAGTCACCGCGTCGCTTTACTGGCTCTACGCCGATATTCAAACGCTCCCATCGTTCAGCTGAGTGAGGTTTTAGCCTCAAATGCGCGTCTGGCTGCTGAGCGTTGAGGGATATCCGATGGAACCGCGGCCGTATGGCCTGCTCCGAAAAATACCCTACGTCGCCGACGATGCGCAACGCTTTCGGGTGCGTGTTAAAGGCCGGCATCGCCGGGCCCAGACCGTACACCCAGACTACCTTCGCGCCGCATTCCTTTGGCGTCAGGACATCCCGTATCCGGCATGGCACGCCGTTGGCTTCAGCGCCGGCGGCAAAAGCCCTTGCCATTTCATGAATACGTTCAGGTCCATGCACATAGGCTACTGACCTCATGACAGGTACACCACAATTTGGCCAGCAGGACCTGGCTCCATCTGCCGAACCCGCATGCTGCATTCAGCTGCCAGACCGGCTAGATCGACGGGAATACTTCCGCTCCGACTATCCGTAAGCACCGGCCACATGCCCGGTGGAAGCCGAAGCACGGCGGTACGTGCAGACCTCAAAAACCTCAACGTGGCGCCACCGGGATCAACCAGTTTGTGGACCACTCCCAGCAGTAGCACCACGTCATACATTTTTGCTGGCTGCCACGTTTGCGCGTCAGCCTGAACCACCTGGACTCCCAGGCCATTCGCAATCGCCACTGCCTGGGGCCGGCTTTCGATTCCAAGTACCTGCGCGCCTCGCTTCTGGCATTCCAGGGCGATCAGTCCTTCTGCGCATCCAACATCCAGCATGATCTTCCCATGCACTGAATCCAGGAGCGGGCCGAGGCCGATTAACTGTTGTTCGAGAGATGCCTTGCCGCGTCCCAGATCGCTAAACCATAACATCAGAACAAAAGCCTCTTGAGCGCTTCGCCACTTTCGATCTCGCCGAAACGTACTTGAGCCCAAGCGAGACGCCTGAACATGGACAGCCGGCCGGCGTCCGTATTGTCTTGTTCAGCAATCCAGTTTGGCATATGCGATTCCACCCTGATTCCCCACATGAGTGCTTTCACCGCAGCACCGCTGCCCCAGGTGATGACCTTGCCGGCGCGCCGCAGATCCTGCTCAAGCGGCAGGGTTTCACGCTTCCCAGGATGCAGCCGAATCCTGCCGACCTTGCCATATGGCCAGCCCCGCGGCATGGCAACCTCTTTGCACCCGATCCCACGCTGGGGCAAGATGACCGTCTCGCCAGCAACACGCCAAGGCTGCAGTTCAACACCCAACTTGTCCCAGCGCTCGGGACCGTCTACCGGGAACATGCCGGTAGTATTGTGAAACCGCTTTGCCAGGGAAATCCACCTGTCTCCTGCCAGTTTGTCGCCCCATGCTGCGTTCTCCGCAACCAACACAGGGTGTCCTGCCGATTCAAAGGCGCGTGCCGCAATGTCTCCCATCTGGATGCGATTCCAGGTGATCATGATGTCTTTGGCGCCCGGTCCACCGGTAGTCCCATGCACCACTTCGTAGCCCAACCGCTTCAAGCCGCGAGTGAATGCGGTCGCGCGCTCCGTTTCAATGTGGCGCAAGTTCAGCCAGGCACGCATTGAGGTCTCGTTTCGGGTAGCAATCAAGCCGACTGCCTGGCGTACAGTTAAGAATTTCAACCCCGCGCGGTCGGTAGGCTGCGAATTGCTTTTTGAACTGTTCGAACCGCTCCGCAGTAGTGTTTTTCAGCGGCGTTGGATGCGGACCAAAAAAGTGAGTCCCGCCCAAGTCAAAACCACAAAGCAGCAGGCGGCAGGCGCCCAACCGGACGGCAACCTCGCACGCCAAAAGCCCTGAATTCGTTCCATTACCCAAGCTCGTCTCAGCGCGCAACACGCCGCGCACCGGCTTCCATTCAGGCGCCGTGCAAAACTTCTGCCCGGCAAACGCCAAGGCCTCCGCATGGAACCGCCACCAGGCACCGTCCGTTGAGCAAAGGGCATCCGCCCAGGGCGCCAGTCGGTAGGAATCGCTGACCGCCATCACCTTGCAGCGGCCTCGCACTGCGCTTGCGACTTGCATATTCATGCTGGGGCCGGAGGCCAAAACCGCCCAAGTGTTCATATTCCTTCTGAGCTGGCGCCCTGGCTGCATGGCAAAGTCAGATACTCCGTTCCACTATCTCTGTCGGCCAGGGTTCCCTCAATGTTGTAAACGGTGCCGTTATGGACAATACGCATAGCTGCGGTCACACCTGGTCGGTAGCTGATCGTGATCCTTGTCGTAACCTTGCTTTGAGTGGCGGAGGCTGCGACAAACTCGCGCGCGCTCAGCGGCTCGATAGCAGCCCAAGGCGACGACACAAGCACCCATGTTCGCTCTACCGCACCGGTGCTTTGGTCCTGGATCACCTCACCATTACTGTCCAGCGCGTCGACCAGTTGTTCAAGCCTGACCTTATGGCGGAGCCGGCCACGATTGAACCCGCTCATGACAGCGTCGGCTTTCGCTTGCCGTAAAGGATGGCAGTCACAGGCTTGGGCAGGTAGCCCATCTCCCACTGCTTGTCCGTGTCCTCGTCCCGGTCCTTGTACAGGTAGCCGGTCATGATGCAGGTAGCGGCCTTGACGCGCCACGGAACGCCCACGGCATCCCCGGCGCTGTCGGTGATCAAGTCGCCGGCGCTGTCGGTGAATTCCACGCAACCCTCCGGCTTGAGGTATTCCATGACGAGTTCTGACGCCGCCCGGATCTTCAGCGACAGGTCGGCATCGTCGGCCGTGGTGTCGCTGCGCAGATGGTCGCGCGCCTCGGTCAAGGTAATGAGCATGCCTTCCATTTACGTCCCCAACCGCACCGCCCCGGCGGGCTCGACCGTTTTGACAATGGCATCCCTGCCATCGCGGCCACGCTTGACCGCCAGGCGCCAGTCGTCGGACTCGCCCGGTTTACCCGCAGGTCCGTCTTTTTGAGCAATGAAAAAGGATCCGCCCCATGTCACTCCGTCGCCCTTGGTGTACCGGCCTTCCCTGAAAACGCCGCAATCCTTGAACCGCGGCAGTTGAAGCTTGAACTCGCGGCTCAGTTCGCCGCGAGCAAATTTCAGGGTGACGCCGCCTTCGCCGTCGTGTTCGACCGCCAGGTCCTCGATGCTCATGCCGTCAAGCCCATCCTTGGGTACGGGAATGCGCTCCGCAGCACGCTGCAGGGTGTCGGCCGCGCGGCGCTCGAAGTCCAGGGCCCACTTGGAGAATGCAAGCTCAAACAGCGGAGCGACGTCTTCCACGGTCACGCTCTTGCCGTCGGCTGGTTTCGGCAAGGACTGCAGCATTTCCTTCAGTTCTGGCAACACCAGAATGGCCACCTCAGCGGCTGAGGAATCCTTGCCGGCCTGGGGCGCTGGTATTTCTGCGACGGCCTTGCCGACCAGTTCCTGCAGCATGGGTTCGACGTCAGCGACAGAAACGCTTGTTCCATCCTTCGGCAGCGGCAGGGATTTCACGGCGTCGGCGACTGTCGCCTCGATCAACGGCTTGACATCTTCGATAGTCACAGATTTGCCGTCGGCTGGTTTTGGAAGTTCGGCAACAGCTTTGGCGACCTGTTCGACGATAACCGCCGGATCGGCATCCCGCCCAGGTGCCGGCACCGGCAGCGCCTTGACTGCCTCCTCCACCAATGGCTTTAGATCCTCAAGCGTGACGCTCTTGCCGTCCGCGGGCTTTGGTAGTTCAGCGACCGCCTTGGCTACTTGCTCGGCAATGACTGCCGGGTCAGCGTCGCGGCCAGCGGCCGGCGCTGGAATGGCCTTGACCAGCTCTTCAACCAGTGGTTTTACGTCTTCCAGGGTGACACTGGTTCCGTCCTTTGGCATCGGCAATTCGCGTAGAGCCTTTTCCAACGAGTCGATCCGGCCATTTAGGGTGGCTGTCGCCTTGTCAACAAAGCCCTTGACCGTCTCGATCAGGCCGTCCGCGATTGTTTTCAGTTCGTTTCGCAGCATTCGAGGCCTTTCCGGATATGTTCAAGGAAAGCGCGGGCCTCTTCGGCGGCGTCCTCTTCATTTGCAGATACTGATGTCGGTGCTGCTGCAGGCACTTGCTCCTTGCCAAACGGATCAGTCTTGGAGTCACGCTTGGCCAGGGCCTCAAGGCTGTAGTTCTGCTGCTGCAGATAGACCGTATCTCCGCCGGCAATGGGTGGCAGGTTTAGGCGCTTGCGGCTTTCGTTCGGCGCATTGATTGAGCCCTGCGTGAGCTTGACTAGGACGTCGGCCTGTGTGGCGCCATCCATGCGCAGCAGGTTGTCTAGATCGAGTTCGACACCCATCTGAACACCCTCCTTGGGAAGGTCCAGCCCCAAACCCTCGTCCAGGCAGCACTCCATTTCCTCGATCAGCGATTGCAGGCAGTCGCTGTAATAAATCTGGTTCATGTCGCCAACCTTCTGGCCGGCGGGCAATGTCTCGATGCCGATTTTGAATGGCGGCACGTGGAAGGTGGAGCACACCACTTTGGCCGTCCACTCCAGTTGCTCGATGAACTGCGAATCGACGGCGGTCATGCGCATTGGCTCGAACTTCAGCCCATCGCCCACCACCGCGATCTTGCCCGCATTGGCACCGGTGAAGTTGCTTGTCCAGTAGGCCTTCAACTCGTCGGCTGTCGACTGGGAAATGGCGCCCGGCGCCGTCAAAATGCCGCTGGGCTTTGCGCCGTTGGTGTAGAAGCCCTTGGAATCCGCCTGCATCTGCAGGCCGCCGCTGGCCGCCATGCCGGACGCGAAAAGCGGCGACACTCCCACCAGTGGGTGGAATAGGCAGTTCATGCGGTCGTGGATGATCTCGCTGGCCGGAACCGTGATGTCGGTCTTCGTCAGATTACCGCCGCCCATGTTGTCCTGGCTGAGCTGGTAGTAAACACCACCGTCCGGCGCAACTAGAACCGTGACCCTGCTCGGGTCCAGCAGGTACATGCGCACGACGATGTTCCGCTCGTCCCGCTCTTTCAACACGTAGGTGTTGCCGCGCACCAGCTTGGACATGATCCACCACTGTTTGAACTGGATGTGGTTCTGGTAGCGGTTGGGCTTGCGAAGCACCGGGGAGAACGAAGCGCTGGCGGTCTCTACCCAGATACCGTTTTTGTCAAGTTTCACCAACCGCGTGCGCAATTTGCCGATGTCGTTCGAAATCAGGGTCATGCAGGCGTACACGGCGTGGTGCGCCAGAACCGTGTCGACGGTCCACTCGTCATTGCGCTGCCAGGCGCCGGCGTATGGTTCACGCACTAGCGGCCACCAGCCCCGGCTATTGACGGGCGTGAATAGGCTTGAGGCCTTATGCCGGACCGCGCGCGCCATTCGCGTGAGGACGCCTGCCTTTTTCACTCAGCAGGATCCGCCGTGACAGGAAAAGCCTCCATCAGCGCGGCGCGGACCTTTGCGGCACCGCTTGCGTGATGCACCGGCACCTCGAGCCGCTTTGCAAGTTCGTGCAAGGCCGCTGCCTCCATATCGTCGAGTGTCAGCACCCCATCAAGCGTTTTGATCCGGTACAACGGGCCGGCTGCCGGCGCACGAGGAGCGGCCGTCATGACACGAGTCTGGTAATTCAGGCCTCCCGACACGCGCCCCAAGGCCAGGAGCACCTTCGCATCGGTGACACCCAGCATCACCTTTGACCCCACTTCTTGGCCTCGATACGGCTTTTTGATGACGGTAAATTCTGCTTTGGCCATGCTATTTCCTTTCGGTCAACCTTGCAAAAAGGGCCGGCCCGAAGGCCGGCCCCTTCAACCAGGCAAGTCCTGTTTATTGGCCCCAGGTCACGGCACCCAGCCACGACACCGAAGCGCTGCGGCGGCGGGCCCAGTTCACGGTCCGCTCGGCGCGGAACCCGACCAGGTTGCGCTGCCAGAGGCTGACCAGCACAGTTGAAGCAGTGGTCGGCTCGTCCGGGCTGTCGTCCATTTGCACGGAGGCCTCCATGCTCAGGTCGATCTGGAAACCGCCTTCGTCGCCGAAGTAGATGTCGCTGGCGTTTGCCAGCACCACAATGCCGCCGGCGCTGCCGCCGTCGTTGGCGAGGTACTCGGAAACCAGCACAGGAACGCCAAGGAACGTGCCGCCCTGCATGGTGATGCCAGGGAACTCGGCCTGGCCCAGCGCGTTCTGCATCAGGGACAACGCCAGCGCAGTCGTCGCCGACATGATGTAGACCGCAGTCGTGGGCGGGTTGTTGGCCGCGATGAACGGAGCCCACAACGCGCGGACGTCAGCGCGGATGGCGTCGGCGTCGCTGCCGCTCGAGCTGATCTCGGTGACACCATTGGTGATCGAGGCAGGCGAAACGCCAGCGGCCGCAGCCTTGTCGGGGTCAACGAAGTCGATGTCCATGCGCTCGGCAAGTGCAGCCACGAGGCCATCGCGGACCAGAATGTCGGCCGATGGCGAACTGTCGCGCACCGCTTCCATCGTCAGGATGGCGATGTTGGCGACCTTCAGCGGTTCCAGCGTGGTGCGGCTGAAGTCGAACTTGGTCAGCGGCTTTGCCTTGCCTTCACCGACCCAGTAGCCATTTCCGCCAGAGGTCTGGCCGATCAGCGGCACGCGGAAGGGGATGCGGCGCAGGGACGGGATACCGCCGTTGCCAAAGCGACCGATGATGGTGCGCGGGCGCAGGTATTCGACGAAGTCGGCATAGACCGAGGTTTCATCGCCTACCAGGTTACCCACCCAGTCAGCATTGGAGGTCGTGCCGGCGGCAACAGCCGTCTTCAAGACGGCTTGGACGCGAGGGTCGAGCTTGTCGTTGCTCTGCGCGAACTGCAGCGCGCCCATCAGATTGCCCTGTGCCTTGAACAGGCACTTGGCCATCTGGGCCATGGCCAGACCTTCACCGCGGACGCGGTTGTCCTTCATGGTGATGATGCCGGTTCCAGGCTTGGTCGGGTCGGCGCCATTGCCTTGGCCTTTTTCCACGACTGTCTTGGTGCCAGGAGCTGCCAGCATCAGACCCTCCTGCTCGCGCAGGCGCTTCAGATGCAGGTCGATGGATTTCAGTTCGCTGGCGAAGCCGTCATAGGCTTCACCTTCTGCTTCGTCGAGCGAGCGGCCCTCGTCGTTCGACTTGGTCATGATGTCGGTCATGGCCGCAGCCTTGCTTTGGCGCGTCGCTTCGAACGCGCTGATTTGTTCTGCAATGGTTTTCATGGTGCTCTTTCTTCAGGAGTTGAGGTAAACCGCGCCGGGATGGCGAGGTTGATTTCCCGAAGCGCCGGGAGGTTTGCCGCGAACGGCTGGGTCGAGATGGACGACGCCTTTACGCATAAGGCCAAGCGCGGCCAGCGTTTTGGTGTCGACCGCCTTGATTGCGGTGATAGAGGCATCGGAGTTGGCGGCGATGGTCACTGGCGAAAGCTCGAGCCATTCCCACTCCTGGTACTCCAGGCCATAGCTGCCTTCGATGCGCGCGTATTTGATGGGATTGAAGCCAATGGACAGCCCCCGAACCAGCTTGGCCTTCAGTTCCTGCCAGGCGGTGTTCAGACGGTCTTGCAATTGGCCTGGCTCGGGCTCGTTGTGAACCTCGCAGTCGACTTCGATCTTCTTTTCAGAGAGACGTACGGCCGTCACCCAACCGATGGGCTCTCGGCTGTTGTGCTGCCAGAGGAGCGGCATTGGGAGCTTGAACTTCGCACCCTGAGGCAGGACGATGTCATCCATGCGGTCTGCTGAAATGGTGGATGCGATCCCTGTGAAAAGGCGCTTCCCGCTTGTTTCATCAACAGCCTTCAGTTCCAGGGCGGCATAGGCACGGTTCATAGTGATCTCCAGAAATGCAAAAACCCGCCGAAGCGGGTATGTTTGTTGCAATGTTTGCTATCAATAAATTAGTAGTTGATACTTCTTTTTTCGCGGTTTCGGGTTCATGCCCAGGAGTGCCACGCAGTTCAATGTTGCGATTAGCGGGTCAATCTTTGCGGCGCCGGCCAGTTGTTTGGTGATCAGGACGGCATTCCCTCGGGCCTCGACCTTGGCGTTGCCGACGCAATAGTTCATGAGCCTGGTGGCGCCGTGCAGGAAGGTGCCGGCCGCCAGTTGCCGCTCGGCAGTCTTGATTGCGCCGACAAGCCGCCACCCCTGAGGTACGGCAACGATGCGCTTCTCGTCAAACTTCAGCGCGATCAGGGCGTCTACGATGTCACTGATGCCAACTGCATCGACCCCAACTTGGTCAAGTAGACCGGAGGCCTCTACCTTCATCACGATGGCGGCCACCGCGTCCACGTCGTCGCCGATCTTTTCCACGACGGTCAGGTCGCCGTCGTGCTCAAAGTCCAAAAACTTGGGGGCCTCAGACTTTCGACGCTCAAAAACAGAGGGATGGGCCCAGGCATGCGCCCAGTGGAGCCATTCCTTTGTTTTCTCATCCCGCCCCATCGCCGACATGCCCAGTAAGTCGTCCAGGCCGCCGCCGTCGATGCCGATCACCACAACCTCGCTACGCTCCAAAAGAACATCCAGCGTCAGCTCTTTCCGCCCACAGGCTTCCCAATTTTCGGCGCCGGCCCACCTGTCAGACCTCAAATTCAGGCCGATCTCTACATTTCCATGCTTGGCCAGGAAGCCACGCAGAGATTGAGCCCCGGCCATTTCCGCCTTGGTGTATTCGCGCTCGAGGTATTCGGCATCGACGGAAACGCCGTAGTTTGGGTTCACCATCGGCAGGTTTTCGAGCTTCAGGTGCTCGCCGGCCGCCACCATTTCTGGCGGGTGCTCATACAGCACGGGCAAAAACGCCTTATCGTCAATCTTTCCGTCGCGCACGTCGCGCGCGTAATTCAGATCCTGCAGGAAAATCCCGGCCGGCGGCTCGTCCGACTGGGTGCTCAGCTTGATCGTGATGCCCTCGGGGCGCGACGCCAGGCCGCCCATTGCCTCCCGAAACATCGCTTCGGCGTTCGGTTTCTTGCCGAAAATCCATTCCTCGTCGATCAGGATCCAGCTAGCCTTCTTGCCGCCGACCGTGTCACTGTCTGCCGCCACCACCTTCAGCATGGCCCCGGTGGTCCGGTGGGTGATGGTCCGGACATGGTCCTGAACGTGGAAAAGCTCGCTCAGGTCCTCGTCGGCCTTGATCATGTCTCGCGCGGGCGCGTACGCGTTGTTCGCAATCTCGACCGTCGGGGCCAGGATGATCATTTCCGCCGACGCCCGCCAGTTCAGGATCAAGGCGGTCAGCATAATGCCGGCCGCTATGGTTGACTTGCTGTTTTTCTTCGGGATCAGCATGAACGCTTCCCGGATCAATCGCCGGCCGGTGTCGGCGTCATACGCCCCGAAGATCGCTGCTACAAAGTCAAATACCCACGGGTCGCAGGCCTCGCCGAACGTCGGGCTACCCGGCGCGTCAACGATTCTCAACTGTTTGAAGACCGAAAGGGCCTCGACCGCTCGGTCTGGGAATATAGGCGCCGGGATGATCGATTGCTTGGCGCGCAACCGATCCGCCCAGTCCGGGCAGGCCGTTGACCATTCCACAATCAGACTCGTTTACCGCCGGCCGCAGCAAGTCGCGGTGCCGCGGTGGGCGCGAACTTGTTGCCGGCATCCTTTGCTTTCCCGGCTTGTTCCTCCTTCTTACCCCCGTCGCCCTTCTTCGTGTGGGTGTACTGAACAGCCGCTATTGCTGCCCGCACTTGGATTGTCGAGGCCTTGACCTTGCCCGTAGCTACAGCCTGGAGCAATTCCAGCATGTCTTCCGGAACCGGGCCATCCTCAAGCTCAGGTTGCGCATTTGGTGATTCAACGGGAAGAACCTTTTTCTTCCGCCCTGCCCCTGGCCGAGCGCCGCCGGAGTTCTTTCTAGCCCCCCCGCTTCTGCCCTTTACACCTGCCATTTGCTGATTCCTATTGAAAAGGGGGATTTAATCCCCGCGTGAGGTTGGGCGCGGTGTCCGGCAAGGAATGGTAAAAATGTTTTACCTGTCCCCCCCCCCACCACTCCCACCCTAAATCGGTGCATCACCGACCTTGGGTTCGAGCTGCCTCCGCCCTCGTCTTGAGCTCATGGCAGTCGTGATTCATGGCCTGCAGGTTAGCCTCTGCATCGGTGCCGCCTTCGGCCAAGGGAATGATGTGGTCTACCTCATCAGCGGGTAGGGGAACGCTGCGCTTCGCGCATTCGGGGCACTGGCAGAGGAACAGGTCCCGAGCCAGTATCTTGTCTCTCAGGCGGCGCCATGGGCGACCTGTAAGCCGGCCGTATGTGGATGTCTTGGCCCAGTGCCCACCCTTGCTGGCCTCTTGCTGGGGCTCACTGGTGTTTGTTGTGCAACGGGTATCCACCGTTTGGATACGGCTCTTTATGCTGGTCAGACGGCCCATCAGCGCCGCGGCGTGCCGTCCATGTAGTTCCCGCTGTCTGGCGGGTCCTCGCCATCTGCCTCAGCCACTGCCCTTACCAGACCTTCGTTGCTGGCTGCCAGGCGGTTGATAGCCTCTGTCTGAACGCCCAATGCGGCTACCAGTTCAGGTATACCGGGCTCGGTAGGGGTGCTGGGTGCTATCTGCCACTCCACCCCGCTAAAGCCGTGGCTTTCGGTCTGGGCTCTCAGCTGTGCCACTATCTCTTTGGCGCTTTCCAGCCTCATCTGGGCGGGAAACTTCAATACCAGGACGCCGGCCGGGGAAGAGGTGGGCGGCTCGTTCAGCGGCGATTCTGGTCCATTTGGCAATCCAGGCTCGGCGCTGCTCGCAGGATTTGCAGGGCATGTCATGGGCTCAGCCGTAGTTGTGGGGAATGCGCCGGCTTTGTGGCGGTTTGCGGCCCAAGCTCTCAAGGCGGGTATAGCGCCATGCCAGCACCAGGGCTTGGCGGACGGTGTCGCTCGATGTGCCGCGCACAATGCGGTAGTTCTGGAACACGCGCCAGAGGAATTTCATGCTGCTCTCCATTGGCGCCCATCGGACGAACGTTGAGGACTGGGCTTGGCGCGGCTAAATGCGATGTGCAGATTTATCGCCAAACCGCATTTTTAACGGCTATGGCACGGCCGGTGAAACGATTGAACTCATAAACTTTGTCATCGGCCGGTATAAGACTCGGCGTCTCCTGCCGAACTCTCAGAGTGGATAAACCTATTTGGGTTGGCATGCCTGAGATGGGGTTAAATCTGCGCCTTGTTTTCAACTCAACGCGCCAATGAATAGCTTGGCCTGTCAGCGGATTGAATGACGGCAGTTGAGCCCTTATGCGCCTGACAAAACGCATCCAGCGGATGTAATTTCGCATTAGATCTCCGTAGCTATGCCCATCCGGCTACAGCTTAATGCGGTAGGAGCCGGTCCGGCCGACAAGGGCCATCCGTATCCCCAGCCACAAAGCAACGGTGCGTTTGCGGCCGAACGTGCGCGCCACATCAAACGCGCTCTTTGCCAGGATGAGTCGTCTCATGTGGTCTCCAAGTAGTCCAGCATTCGGACTTGACCCGTATGGGCTGCTGGGGTGCCGGCGTCCAACCTGCTGCCGCCTGCGCTTGGCGGTAGAGATTCCCAGCCTGGGCTGGCCGCGGCAGGCTCGCGGTGCGTTGTGTTGGGCGGGGAGCACGTCCGTATCGAGGGCTGCAGCCTGTGCTCAGCGAGCGGCGGCGCATGGATATGGGCGAGAACGGCTCCCGGCTTGGGACTGCGCAGGATGCGCGAATTAATTGAATCTGGCGAATTCCAGATGGAGTGCCTTTGCGGCAGCGTCATAGACCTGCTTCGCTTCGGCGACCGTGGCATACGTACCAAGATGACGCTTTACCCCGTCGCGCCGAATTTGAGCGCAGAACTTACCTCGACGCGGATACACGCCTTTGAAACCAGCGGCGTTGTTAATGTGCATTTTTCGGTTCTGCATGTTCTGTACGTGGGTGCAGACACGCAAATTTTCTCGCCTATTGTCAGCGCCGTTGCCATTGATGTGGTCAACGATTTCCCCGTCTCTCGCACCCATCACCACGCGGTGGAGCAGCTCGTATTTTCGAGCCCCGTCGAGCATGTAATTCCGCCTCACATAGCCGCCGTTGGTAACGTACCAATTCATCGCGCGCAGGTGTTCATCCTGCGGGGACAGCAGTATTTTCATGGGATATGGACGTAAAAAAGCCGCCTCAGTGGGCGGCTTGGAAATCTTTGGAGGTGGCTACGCCATCAAGGTCTTCGGCCCGTGGGCTGACCCGGGCAGACGTTTGGCATGTAGTCGAGGGCGAGAGGCGGCTGCGGCCTCTGCAATCTCGGGTGCAATTATCACAGATTGTTGGTTTTGTGCAAGTCTTTTTCGTCAGCCCGGTTCAGGGCATCGCATATCAGCTGCGCATCGGCAGTGTCAAAAGACTCACACACAGCCTCAAATTGGCCGTCGTATTGACTGCCCCCGATCATCACCGGGCGAGTGGTATCGACCACAGTGGCATCAAAACAGCAGTGGCACGACTGAGATCCTTCAACGACTTTGTATCTCATGGCTTGGCCTCTGTTTTCGATGATAGTCCGCTTCCAATGAGCACCAAAGCGCCATCCTCACAGCGAGCCCACTGGGGATGATTCAGCTCCGCCTCATCCGGGACGGTTTCACCGTACTTGCTGGCCACGTAGGCGCGCATGGCGGCAATGAGAGGCGTCGGACCGTAACCTTCAAATTTCCCGACGATGTCATCCTTCCGAACGTCCAAGATAGGATCGATGAACGCCTCCCATAAGCCTGACTTCATGAATCCTGGAGCGCCAATGGTGATCTTCTCCTTCTCGATGATCGGGCCGCCGGCGTCCCAGAATCTGGTCGGATCCCAATCGTAACGGTCTAGAAGGCGTGGGTTAAGGGTTTGTCCAACCCAGTAGCGCAGCTCAGCCCCTATCAGTTTGTCAACACGTTTCACGATGGCTCCTTTGCTGCGAACTTTCCGACCTGAGCCCTTACAAGCACGCCGTCTTTTCTCCAAACCGACCATTCGACGTCATTTTCATCAATGTAGCCGTGAGGGTCGGCATCTTCCCGCCATTTGGCCTTCATCTCTTCTTCTACCACAGGCAACGCGTTGAGTTGATCTAGAGTCATGTCGCACTCTCCTTTGCCGCAATATACCGGGTGCCGGACTTCTGCCAGCCAGCAGACAACCTTTGCCCCATGCTGCGCTCTGCGATGTTCTTGCAGTCGTCCAGATGGCGTGCCAGGCGCTTTCCCTCCTCGCCACGCGGCGGCCTGGCTTGGCCTGAGCCCTGGCATGCCGGGCAGTGCCGGGCGGAAAGCGACGGCGTGCCGGGGATGGCCTTAAACCGCTGACCATTGCATACCAGACAAACTTGGTCCAGCCAGTATTTGAGCACCGCGGCGCCGATATCTTCTGGGTCGGGGTTCTTCCACTTGTAAGCCCTGATGGCCACCTGCCGGCGCACCTCGGGCAGCGTTTTCAGCTTTCCCATCAAGATTCCCAGTTCATGCGTATACCACTTGATTGCGGTCATCTGGGCGGCGATCTGGCGGCGGCGAGCATCCTCCTTGGTGGCCACCTCAAGCGCTTTCCCGGTCAGGCTGGCCAGCGCCGGGGAGCGGTCCAGGGTGGCGGCCATGGCCTCGATTCGCTCTTTGGACGGCCGGCGCGGCTTCTCGGCGCCATCCCATTCAGCCATCAGGCGCAGCAGCCCGGCACCCAGCTGGTCATCGCTCCAGGCCGCCGCTACCAGCATGTCAGCCGAGCTCCCGCGATCTGCGTCGGTGTGCACGCGCAGGTTGCTGGCATTCACGGCGGCAGTGTACCGTTCCTGGGTGTCGGGTTTCTTGTCTTCTTCGGTTGCCATGGGGCGCTCCTGTTTTTATAGCTAAAAATCGTTATTTAGTGCTGGTGGGCATTGGATTTCGGCCGCATTCGCATCACCGCATGTCCTTGCACAGCTCCAGCGCCTGCTGCTCGGTAAAGCCCTCCGACACCAGGGCCAGGAACTTCACCCGCGCCAGCTTGGCGTCGAGCTGCTTCAGCTCCATCAACGCGGGCAGGTTCTCGCGCAGGGTACGCACGCTCAGGGCCAGGGCTGCGTTGTCCTTTTCGCTCATATCAAACCTTTCTCTGCCAGCCGCACCAGGGACCGCAGGTGTCCGTGGAACCAGTCGAGGTCTACCTGCTCGCGGGTCATGTGGGGCACACCGGCCAGAGTGTCGTAAGCGGCATCGCAGGCGGTACAGGCGTAGGCGCCGGCTAGGTCAAGCGCCTTGATGCCGCGGCCCTTGCCTGCGGCGGCGTGCCGGGCGTGGCTCCAGATCGTCGTTTCTGGGTCGTGGGTACAGACACCCACAATGCGGACCGTGCATTCCTCGCCGCGCGCGGATTCCCGGATCTTGTTGGTCACGGGTTTCGCCCGGGTGGCCGCGCCCTTGGGCTGGCTCACTACGGGTGCGCTGCCGATCACCGCCGTCGACGCAAAGCGCTGCACCCCAGGCCACACCGTGACCCTGGGTTCTTTCTGCTTTGCTGGCTTTGGGCGGGTTCGGAGCATGGTCAGGCCGCTCCGATGACTGTCAGTTTGCTGATGCCGTTTTTGTTGCGCACGCCGTTGGCGCAGTACCGCCGCAGCGCGGCCTCATGGAGCTCGCCGGGCAGCACATCAATGCCGCTACCAGTCATCCCGCCCTTCCACGAGCCTTTTTCGTAGCCGACTTCCTTGTCAAAATCCATCGACAAAGACCGGCTGACCATGCTAGGGAAGATGGCCGATAGCCATTTAAGCGGCCCATTACCTCTGCGCCACTCCCGCTCCTCGATCAGGGTTGTGCAGCGGATACGTGTGCCGTCGAAGTCCTCAAGCTCAAAAACAGCTTTCGGCACGGTTTCTTTTACCGCCTCTTCGTGAGCGTGCTGGTCCAGCCAATTCGCATGCTTGTGGCGGTCAGATTCCAGCAGCGTGGCTACATGCTCTCCTTGCAAACCGTAGTAGCTGTGCCGGTGGAGGCGCGTCTGCCACCAGCTGAATTGCAGGCTCCATGATTTATTGCCGGGCCAGCAGTCAGGCTGCCTTCCGTACTTGATCCGCAGGCCATCAAAAGCAAGGCTGATGCCCAGTTCGCGCCGGGTTTCGATGG